TCTTCGGAGGCATTACAGCTCCTTAACTCACAGTCAGGGTTCCGGTGAAGGTCACATTGATCGTGTCGGCAGCGGCCACACTTGCAATAAGGGCACTGAAGTTGGCAGTAGCTAGCAAACAACCCTCGTTCGCCGTGCCGGTGTCCGAGGCATCGCAAACATACACATACGCGCCCGCAACATTCGTATGGGCCGAGCCTGTGAATCCCACATCGGTTGCATTTGCCAAGGTACACGCATCTGCCGTACCTGGAGTGTCGCTGCTAGCCAACCAAGTAGCAGCAGTATACGCCAAAGCAAACACTCTACTGCTGCCACCAGCTCCGCCACTGAAGGTGTTGGTAGAGCCGCTGATACCGCTATAAACATCTGAGGTAGCAAGGGCGGGCAGACCAGCAGTTCCACCACTGGAGTATTTGTACAGGCCGACTTTCGTCAAGCGGCCAGCAGCACCCAGCTGGTTTGTTGCGTCACCAGCGGTAATATCTGCCGCAGGTCGAGCCACATTCCAAATGTTTTGAGCAAACTCTTTGGTCGTCCCATTGTTTACCGTGCATTCATAAAGCAGGTTTCCATCTTTATCTAGATGCTCAATGTGGAAGAACCCAGTTTCAAATGAACCATTGGCTCCCATCACCACGCCAGCGTCTGCTTTTCTAACAACCTGTGGAGTTGCAGAACAACTCATGTTTCCCTCGGCCTCGGTCATCTTATCTCCTTATGATAATGACATTTCAAAAGTTACTTTCAGGGTATCTGTTGTACCCACATTCACATCTCCAGCCGCAAAACTTGAGGCAGCAAACAATACTCCCGTTGTGTTTTGACCCACCGCACTCGTGTTAGCCAGGAAGGCTCCCTGAATAGTCTGCGTTCCAGTAAAGGAGGTAAATGTGGCATCCGTCCAAGTAACCTTAGAGGGGGTTACCGTACCTCCGTTATCTGTCTGGGACCAAGTGCCTGACTTGCGGAGTCCATTATCGTATCCGCTATCAGAGATCTCTCCCCAACCGTTGACCAAGGTCACTCCTGTTTGACGGATATCAGTCGCTTGATCTGACGAATCTATTGAAACGAAACCTGCATTGTCAATCAATCCAACATATCCAGTATCCCTTACAGGGGTGGACAACGCAGCATCAAATCCTAGTTGCAAAATACGGGCAGCACCCTCACTCGTTAAAGTGTTGCTGGTGATCTTCTCTTGTTTGAGATTTCCATCAGCGTCATATACTCTGAAAGTAAATGTACCAATCTCCTGGATACCGATCTTCATTTAGTCTTCCCGTACTATCAGCGATAACGCTGAAAACTGGAATGTGTCACCAAGCATTACGAGGCGAGAGTTATCAAGTTCGTCCCAGTACAATAGGTTTCCACCCGTCTGAGAATCAAAGACACCTACACCCACGACAGTCTCGCCGGCGGCTGGAAGACCGATCAATAAGGACCAGCCCACTGTTGTACTGTTCTCTATCTTCATCCGGTTTTCATCCACTGACGGAGCTGTCCAGTACGGGTCAGTCACCATGTCGGTGAATACGCGGATTCTCCCGTTCGTGGCTGCCCACTCAACATATCCAGTTCCGTATGTTGTAGCATCGCCGTCAGTGATCGGGTTGGTGGAGAATAGTGTGACCCATGTCTGGCTGAACGCTGCCGCGGCGGAACCACGGAAACGCTCCAAGACAGTACCTGAAACAGGATTTGTCTTACCAGTCATGGGTCACTCCATTGCTAGTTAAGCGAACCGATTCGCACGATCTTCTTGGGATCCATGCGAACAGCACCAAGACCGAGACTGTGGAAGCACTGGAGCGAGTAACCGCGCTCCGGCAACTCGTCGAAACGAACCGTCATGTCCTGCGCCATGCCAAACACCATTGCACTTCTGGTGTACATATAGGTGTAGGCACCCTTGTTGGCAGTGGATGAGGTAACGACTCCGGCATCATCGCCTGTCATGTTGACCGTTTGGTTGTTCGCAATCTGGTTCGTCAGACGGAACTCACATCCCATGAACTGGGTGACCTCGCCACTCATCAATGGACGAAGAGCGTTGAAGTCGTAACTGGTCAAGGTTTGATCGGCCAGCAAGTGGCGGGCAACTGCCGGGTGAATCGCGATGTAGACCGGATCACCAGGAGTGATCGCACCAGTCTGCTCAAGCATCTCGCGAGCAGTCACCAAGTCCGCTACACCGAGGGTGGAAGTTCCAGCACCGACATCGGCAGTCATTCCGTGGAGGCCGGGGGCACCAGTAATGGTGCCAGTTGCCTTAGATCCAATCGAACCGGCAGGAAGCGTGTTAACCAAGGCCAGCTTCTCGGCGGCGGTTCCGGACGGGACTCCAGTTGCGGGAAAGTCAAAAGCCAAGGCACCGTCCGCGCCAATCGTCCGGGTAGTAGCGTCAACAGTCGCATCACCGTCGAAGGCAGCGACGATGGTCGAGTCCTTCAAGCGGCTGAATGCGGCAGTCACATTCATGAGGTAGTTGGAATCCGGGCGAATCGAACGCAGCAAGGCCGGCTCGTCGCGAGGATCGAACAGTTCCGCAAACTCGTGGAAACCAGGAGTCAGGGCGCGACGCTCAGTGACCGTCTCACTGTATTTCTTGTCGGTCCCCGCTGCGCCGAACAATTGGCCGCGATCACGAGTGGTGGTGGCGACTTGCTTGAAGGAATCGAGGTTCAGTGGATCGCCGTGTAGCGTCTCAAACAAACAAGTATCGGAAAGGCGACTTTCCATTTCCTGAGCCTTGAGCCGAATCGTGTCGGCATAGGCTTGTTTGAAAAGGGCAACATAGTTGGTGTTGTCACCGAGTGAACCGGGCCAGGAGGTGTTTTTCCCGGTGGTTGGGTATCCCATAGTAGTATTTCTCTCTCAGCTATTGGTTTGCACAATGCCGTGAGAGTGTCCACCGAAGGAGGGTCTCCGTAAGGTTAACGATTCCTTGTCGCTGTTCTTTCACAGCGTCAGGGGCCGGTCCAGGAAGGGTATCGACTCCGGTGGTAGATCATCCAGAGTCTGGAGGTTTTCGCAACATATATTTTTTCATGTTCTGTAAAGGCCGCCCACCTTGGAGTTCAGCCTCTCGGTGTTCAAAGGTACTACCTTGGGCATTCTCTAGACGGTCCACCTTCTCGTGGAGGGCAGATGTGACCAGTTCCGCCAGGGTCATGCCTGGAGTCCAGTAAACAGCGTTCCTGGCCCGTTCCACGGCTTCTGGGTCCACTATGAAGGTTCTGCGTACTTTCCTTGCCATATTAGAACCTTGGCTTTAGACGGTCGTCATAAACGCCTTCGTAGCCAAGAGCCGTTAACTCACCCAGTAATTGGTAGTATTCCTCTCGATGAACCTCTGCGTCCTTGTGACGGGGATCTGTATGGGCAGAATCCTTCATCATCGAACGAAGCTTCTGAGCGATCTTCATCGGGTCAGTTTCGCCACCTGTATCCGATACTGCATTGGTTGGGGTCGAGTCATCTGACATCGAGTTTCCTCTTTCTATCATCATGTCCAAGATTGCTGGATGATCCACTAGGCCAGTTTTCGACAAGACCTGCTGGATATCTGGGTTTTCTGAAGTCAAGACATCAAGACTTCTCTTTGCAAGGGCTAGTTTCTCCTCAAGCCCCTCACCATATCTTCTTCGCGCGCCCTCTTGCCACTCTTCTCTGGCCTTGTCTAACTGCTCTTTTTCCGCCGATTCGTCTCTGACCAGTTGTTCTTGGGCTACTGGGTGCAGTTTGTCCCATTGTTTTTTGGTCAGACCGGCAGCGTGGGCTGCCTTTGTGAGGGGGTCCAGGGCAGCTCTGGCCTTCTCCCCTTCTGGAAGGTCGTAACCGTGCGGGGTTTCGGGCCGGCCAAGCTTGGAATAAAACTCCCCCCACTCTTCCACCGGAGCATTTGCGTCAGGAACCCGAGCCGTGGAACTCAACTTCTGACTCAACGACTGGTACGCCTTGGCGAGATCCTGAGGAGTCTTGTACTTCTTTGCTAGACCCTCATACCCTTCCCCCAGGAGGTCGCCCAATGTGTCACCTTCGATAGTAGTGTTCTCTTCTCCACTTTGTTCTTGACTCATTTTTTCAGGGTCTCCCTATCTTTAATCACGGCAGCCTCTTCGACCATCGCCAACACCTTATAGTACGCAGCTCTTAGCCCTTGTCTCTTCGCTAGGGCTGTCGGGTCGATCACCACTCGGTGAGACTCCCCAGCAATCTCCAGTTGTTTATTCAGCAACTCCTCTGGTTCAAGGGTGACCTTGACCTGAAAAGCCCGTTCCATCCATTCCAAAACTCTTTGACCTGCCGGCGTATTAAAGGCTGTGGCAAAATCTGAGATCAGTTGCCGGTCCTTGTCTGAGTATGCATTCCCCTTGGTCATTGTCCTCCAACCTCTGAGGGCACCGAAGTTCCTGGTAAGTTACCTGCGGAAGCCGGGAGAGGGGATGGGCTTGACTGTGGGGTGCCTCCTTGGGTCGCTGCCATCAATTCCATCATCCTCTGCTGGGCTGCCTTGTCCGCCTTCGCTTGACGACGAGCGTTAACCTCTTCGTCCGTCCTGAAGATCACCGCCGGAACATCACTCATCTCGGCGTTGTAAGCGGCAATCTTGTCAGGATCCAAGTACTCCATGTAAGCATCGTCCTGGGTCGCCTGATAGATAGCCAAGCTTCGCTCAAGGAATGCCTGGACTCGCAATGCACTCGATGCTTTTGCAGCAGTAAAGAATGGACTGGCAAACTCCACATCAATGGTGGTCCCACCCAACATATCCCCAACTTCCTCCAACTCCGGTAGCGCGCCGCCCCTTACCATGATCTGAATCACAGTGTCTATCATCGGCTGAAGGAACTCATGGTTCACCGCTTCTGCTGGAGCTGCCAGTCTCTGAATTGCTCTTACCTGTCTTTGCCTACTCTCTTCTGCACTTCTCGGCTGAGAGTCCGGCTCCTGCAACACATCACCCAAAAACACTTTTAATATCTGATCTCGATCTTGGCGAGCAATCAGATCGGCTACCCCGTAATCCGTTCCGCTCTTGAGGAACTGAGGATTCATTTTCTGCGGCGGGCGAGTCACCACGATACCGTTAGGCGCAATGTCAAGTTCAACCATTGTGTCATGCTCAACCATGAGCGGTGGATTCAAGTCGCGGCCAGCAGCAATCAAAACCTGCCGGCGAAGTTCGTTGATACCAGCAGCATCGGGGCGAGCAAGATGCCCTTTCCCCCGACCATACTCCTCGCCGTCCACCACCATGAAACGAGAGATAGTATAGGGAAGGAAGTCGTAACCACCCTCTTTAATAACACTCGCTGAAGCCTCACAGTAATAGACCGAAGCCCACTTCTTGTCCGTGTTGACCGCACTGCGAACAGGACTACTGCCGGCAGTTGGGAAAACAAAGTGATAGTAACGAATCAACTCCATTGGGTTGCCGCCACTCATCGCTTTACTCGCAGCTTCGCCAGCCTGACCAGCGAAATAACTGTAGGCATCTGTTGCTGGTAAGTCGAGTTCCTTGACAGCCATGATCGGCGAACCGTCTTTGCCTAACAGCCACCACATATTCCCCACCGGAACCGCTTCAAATAGCAACCCCGCAAAGGTGGTGCCGTCATCGTTCAGGCGAGGAGTATTCTCTTCAACATAAAGAGTTGAGTTGCCGAGGATCGCAAAGTCTCGTAACGCCTGGGTCGCCTGGATATAAAAGTTGGAGTCGCCTAAAGCTTCGAGAATCTTCATCGCAGCGCGGTCTAGCAACGCACGAACCTCGATGTCCGAGCCAGCCTTACGAGCCTTGAGCCGCAACCAGTCCGTCGAACTGGGCAACACTGCACTCTTCAAGAAGTTCACGAATGAATCGGCAGCTTGCATCGCTGTCGTATCAAACACCGAGCCAATGCGCTTACTGCCAGGAGACTTCTTTGTGGTGATATCACCACGGAAGGGCTGCATGAGATCGTTGATCTCCTGCCAAGTCTGCTCGTGATTGTTCCTTCTACCCTTCAGGTATCCCAACCTGAGAGATAGTTCATTTGCTAACGACATGAATCCCCATTCTAACTTATCTATCTACATCCCAAAAAAGTCCATGTCCGGTAACCTGTACGGGATCGCACTACCCGTTTTCCCTGGAGTACGGGCCTCTCGCAACATCATTATTCCCTTATGCATCGCGTCAATCAAATGGTCGTCCTGCTTGGTTTTAACACGACCTGCGTCATGCCTATACCGTCGCTTCTCCATGAGGATCTCCTGACAACTCTTGAAGATCTTGAAGCCACCAGCTTGCATCCGGTCAATCACATCTTCAATCGCCGTCATGATAGCGAAAGTCCTCTTACCGTCAGGTCCAATGAAATGGGCACTGGTCGATAACATTCGCAAACCCAACTCGTCATATTTCTGCTTGATCGTTCCGCCGTTAATGAACCCTCGGCCAGCGTCGTGCGGCCAAGCACAAACCACTTCCGAAGCACCCATAGCCAACGCTCTATGAGCATACGCAAAAGTGTCCTTGCCGTGATCCTTGTATTCGCCAGTCACATACACCATGTCGTTGTCGCGGTCGTATGCCATTTTTACCAAAGCGAAAAAACCCACGCCGTGAGGAAAGTCCAACCCAATTATCTGAGGCCAGTGGGGCGGAACCTGGAAGTCGTCCATGACTAATAATTCATCCGGCATCGTGTAGATTAGACCCACACCACGCACTGGCCGGCCATGCAATCGAGCCTCTGCTAACGGGTGATTCTTGTACTTCAACATCAACGAACGACGATGGTCCTCGTCCATGTGGGTCGCATCGTCAATGTCGTAGTTCACCAATGCACGGATACCACTGTTGTCATTCTCAAACAGCAGGTACAGCTCCGTCTCACCACGCAAGGGAGTCATGGATATATCCATTCTCCCCTTCGTAGCATTCAAACGAGCCGAGAACTCGTCATACACAGGGAAGGGCGGCTCCTCGTCAATACCAATCCAGTTCAAGGTATAACCCTGGAGACGCTGCCAACCCGTCGAATACGAGAACACCATGCACTTACTCATACCGTCAAAATGACCATGCTCATTATGATGACGAACCAGGAAATAATCTATCTGATTCGCAATGCCACCACTCAACCTCACAATGTCCTTCTGAGGGTCGTAGCAGGACTCCGGGATAAATCCACTCCCACGATCCTGGAGACCCCCAAGCAAGCGGTCACACAACAAGTCACGAGTACTCTGAGCAGTCTCACCACCAATGGCCGCCTGGATCGGTCCCTTAAACTTGGGACCGTCATAGCCGTCCGGGTAGATACCCGTTAAATGATACGACGCTTTCATACACAACGCCGTTGACTTGCCAGCCTGATTCAACCCAGCAAACAATGTCTCATAAGAATGAGAGTTTAAGAATTCCCACTGACGAAGATTCGGAGCCAATCGACCGATCTTGTCGTACTCAGCACGACGAGCCAACTCACGCTCTAACTCAAACTCGGCTATTAAACCTTCTCGGTCTTGTTCATTACGACCCATTAGTCCATGTCCTCTGACTCGTCGCCAGGAGCTTCCTCTTCCTTACCCTCGATATAAGCTATACGGGACTTGTCTGCATTCTCGCGCTCCGCCAATGCTCCCAATCGGGCATGACGACGCTCATGCAGCAGTCGAACCAATTCCTCGTCACTCATGTCCGTTAACTCAGACTTCTGGGTATGCTCAATCTTCGATGCAACTTCCTTTGGCAATATGTCCTTTATCAAGAACTTTACCATGAATCCCAACATCTCCTTG